CACAAGTGGCAGCAGTTGCATGGGAATTATTAACGGAGAGATTAGATGAGAGATATAGACCCCAATAAATGTATAGACTTTATACTAGAGAACGCAGGTAAATATGCACAAGCTAAGGGTGAGTTGGCGCAACTTGAAGTATATAAAAGTTCCCTCAAAGCTATTAAAATGGCAGAAACTTCGGAACAGTCTTTGGGGGCGCAGGAGCGTGAAGCGTATCGAAGCCAAGATTATCAGAATCTTTGCAAAGCCATTGGTGCGGCAACGGAAAATGCTGAAAAGCTTAAATGGGAACTTGAAGCTGCTAGATTAAGACACGCCACATGGCAAACATTAGAAGTATCAAACCGTAACCAAGACAGGATTTTAAAATGACCGCCTTAAAAGTAACTGAAGAATTTTTAATCCTAAAACTATTGTGCAAGATGTATGACGATGCTTTAAAAAGCGCAAATCCTACACAAATGCTAGAGTTAAGCGTAGACATTGCTGAATCTGCTGAAAAGCTAGAACAAATGACTGTAGATTACATTAATGGCAAGTAGCAAAGCGCAAAGGGATCATTATGCGAAGCTGGCGAGATATGGCTGTGTCGTATGCAAGCACATGGGATTCAGCGACAATGACACCCCAATCGAAATCCATCACATTAGACGCTATGGGGGAAAGCGTGATAACGCAGCAGCAGTCCCCTTGTGTGCATTCCATCATCGACACGATCCACATACCAGTATTCATGGACTTGGGGCTAAAGCATTTAGAGCCTACTGGGGCTTTGACCTTGAGGACAAACTCTTGGAGATGGAATCTTGAGTAGCTGGCTAATTATTGTTACAGGGCTAATTTATGCGTATATATCAGTTGAGCAATTGGCTAAAGGAAATACTGGACTGGCTGTCACTTATTTTGGATATGCTCTTGGAAATGTTGGGCTGTTTATGATGGCTAAGTAATTACAATTCTAAAGAATCCCAGCCATATTCACGGGCAATTTGGCGAGTGCGAATTTTGAACGATTTACCGTGTTTATCCCAATTGTTTGTTTTCCAAAAACTCATGTGGACAATTTCATGGGCAAGGCTGCGCTGAACAGTATCAAAATGTTCGTTACGCATACGGCTAATAGTAATGATATGAGGTTTTTCTAGTGATTCATCGTAACGGTAGGTGGCCATAGCGTCATTTTCCCGTGTCACTTTGAACTGGATAAGTTCAGGCGCAGGTAAATCCCAGTTACGCATTGGATGACAAGATGCCATACAAAGGTATAGATTTTCTAAAATAAATGGGGTTAGCTTCATACCTTATGAATTTGTCCTCTAAACTCATATTCATCTTCGCTGCATACCATAATCATTTCAGGCATTAACATTCTGCCATTTTCCCACGACAAAAGAACAAACCCTGAACGCCAATCAACTGGGGCATCTTCCGTATAGTGTACAAAAGCGTCTGAATGTATATCAGCTAATGTGCCAGTTTGAACACCCCAGCGTGTACCCATGTTAAAGGCAGGGTTCAAATCGGTCACAGGAAACACGCTTAGATTGTGTGTATGACCACAGATATAGTTGATACCCGATTGCAAAGCATTGGCTCTTGTAGCCCCAAATCCACCCTTCCAACGGTGTTTTATGCAAGTATCTTCATTTACATAGAATGACCAGCAAGATTTCCACATAGGAAAGTGGTCTTTAAGGGAAAACCCTTGTATTCCTTCATACGATGTAGCACCGCTATTTGATAAAAATGTTTCAAAACGAGCATCGTGATTACCAAGACACCATATCAAAGGGGTATCTTTACGGGCGGCTTTTTCAATACCAGCCATCATTTCTTGACAGGCTTCTAATTCTTCTTTAACTGTAGGGGTTTGTGACCATTGAATCCGTTTGTGGGAACTATTTTGACTGCCATCAAACATATCCCCATTGGCTACGATTGCTTTCAATTCACCCTTAAATTGCTTAATAATTGCCAAAAGTGCTTTATATGCTGGGGTAACTTCATTAGGCTGAAAATGGGCATCGCTAAAAACTACAATTCTGCCCTTATCTTTGATTTCTATGCCCCTACGGACATGGCCTGAAGTTTGCTCTATTTTTTTAATTTCTTTAGATTTTAAAAATCTAGCATCTTTGGTAGTTGGCAATTCTATGCCTAATCTAAATTCTATTGACCTACGCCTGTTATATACAGACCTGACATCGCACTTAAGTTCTTTGGCTATATCTGTAGGGCTACCAATTTTTTTCCAAAGCGTTATAAACTCTTGATCGTTAAGCCAATAACCTTGCATAAATAACCTTTTAGTGTAAAGTTAGCTAATACTAATCTATTTTAATTCAAAATCAATGACATACGCACGAATTGATACAAACCACAAAGAAATCGTTAAAGCATTGCGTGATGCTGGTGCTACGGTAGTGTCACTTGCAGCAATGAAACACGGCTGTCCTGATCTCTTGGTAGGCTATGCTAATGAAACATTGCTAATGGAAATTAAAAAAGACAGCAAAGCAAAATTTACTCCCGACCAAATAGATTTTATGGGCAAATGGAAGGGTGGCGCAATTAGTCGTGTAGACAGCGTTGATGCCGCAATAAGAGCATTAGGAATTATTAAAAAAGTGTTATAAAATAACGCAAAAGGAGCGTTTTATGGAAAAATCGATGGCGTTGTTTTTAGCAACCTTGCTACATTCAGGGACAAACACCCACTTTTTCCATTGGGCTACAAAATCCTACGCTAAACACAAAGCTTTAGGCGGTTTTTACGAGCGCATTATTGAATTGACTGACGATTTGGCGGAAACCTATTTTGGCATCTATGGGCAGATTACTCAATTTCCTGCCACATACCATCAGCCTAAAGAACCATTGGCATATTTACAATCATTACAAGCATTTGTAAAAGATGCTAGATCAGATTTACCAATGGATTCAGAGATTGTTCAATTGATCGATAATATTGCTCAAGAGATCGATACCACCATTTATTTACTTAAATTTAAGGCCTAACTATGCCAACCTATGCCCCACAAGACATGGCTTACATCTTAAGAATGACTAAGCCAAGCGGAAAAATGACTAAAGAAGAAATGGATTTAGTTCAAAACATTGGTCAAGCTGTTGCTCCTATGGGCGCAAGACCAGTAAATATGCCAGCTATGGATGTTAATTCAGTTGTTAGACCAAATGAAATGCCACAATATTCAGACCCTAATTCAGTTTTGCGTGCTGGAGAAACATCTATGGCAATTCCACAGAAACAGCCAATGAACCGTTTAGCTGCTATTCAAGCTGCCGCCAATGCTCAGTTAGCTGGTGAAGGCGAAGCAGCAAACCCAAACATGGCCAATATTGCCAAATACTTTCAAGGTAGATAACAATGCCATTAGATAAATCAGGTTCAGCCGCTTCAGTTGGTAAAAATATTAAGGCAGAAGAAAAAGCTGGTAAACCTAAAAAACAAGCAATTGCTATTGCTCTTAATGTTGAGCGTGACAACGCTAAAGGTGAACGCAAAGCTAAATTAGAAGATGCTTACGCAAAGTATGTAGAAGAAAAAGCATGAAAAACGGACTTTATGCCAATATCCACCGTAAACAGGAACGGATCAAGCATGGTTCGGGCGAGAAGATGAACAAAGTTGGTAGCAAAAATGCCCCAACCGCCCAAGACTTTAAAGAATCCGCTAAGACTGCTAAAAAGACTAGGCGTGATCACATTTCAGACGCTATGAAGGATATGTAATGAAACACATGAGCCGCAAATACAAACCTGAAGATGCAATGCTTAGACCGCATCAACAATCTACATTAGAAAAGCAACAAGCTGACCGCATTGCTCGTAGAAAGCTAATTGCTAACAAACTCAAAGACTTGGATAAAGAAGTTAAGTAATGGCTTGGACTGACAAGCTGGCTGATTTTCTGCGTTTAAATGACGGGGGACAGGCTTATACAGGTTATCCACAAATGCAGGTTGGTTTGAATAAACCACGCCAAGCAGGTTACGCCACAGGCTTTCTTGAGGGGGCTACGGGTGCTGATTCGATGCAACAAAAAAACCCTATTACAGATTCCAATTATGATGCTTATGCACAAGGTAAAAATACTGGCGAATTAGCTGGTATTGGTGTTATGGCTGTACCTGCTTATGCTATGGCATTACGGGCTGGAGCACCTAAAGCCGCACAAATGATAGAAAACCACCTTACAAAAATAGGCGGTATTTCTCACATTGTTCCCCCAAACGTAGCAAATGAAATGGGAATGGCTACAACATTGCCAAAAGATGACATATTTACACAAGCCGTTGCTAATACACCATCTGCCCGTATGTCTGAAGAAGGTTTGCATTTAAAGCTTATGCGTAAACAAAAGCCTGAACAAGCCATGACTGAATCTGTAAGATCGGGCGTGTTTTATTTGCCTGAAGGTTCTGCAAATATTAAACATTATGGTGGATCAACCAGTTATGGTGGCACAGACAAAATTACTGGCGAAACGCTATACAAAAATCCATTGTTTGTTAAAGGGGCAACTGGCGGTAAAGCACCTGAAGCGGCTTATGCTCAATTAACAGATAAAGACCAATTAAAGTTATTGCAAGCAGATGTAATGAAAGCCATTAGTGGCCCACAAGACATCAAATATGATTTGGTAGAACAATTTTTAAATAAACACGCACCTGATTTAAGCGATTATGCTAGTTATATCTACGATAACAGTCGCAAAGGCAATCAACTACGCTATGCTTTACAAGAAGCCGCAGTAGCTCAAAAGGTTAGAGATGCTGGGCATGATGCTGTCATAGGACACAGCAAAGGCAAGCAAGGCCCATTTATATCTGAAGTTTTTGATGTACGGGAATCACATTATCCTAATCAATATGGTGATTTTCAATTAAATCCCAAATTTGAGGAAATGTATCAAAATGCGCCACGCAAAGAATTGATACAACAACAAATAGACAAATTAGAGTAGAATTAACCTATCTTAATCAACTACTTGAAGCAGATATGGACAATAAACAACAAACAAATAATCCTAAAGGTAGACCTAAAGGTAGCCCTAATAAGTCTACAGCACTCGCTAGAGAAGCGATTGCCAAGTTCGTGGATGGTAACGCAGACAAACTTCAACAATGGCTTGACGAGATCGCTATGAACGAAAAGCTAGGGCCAAAGGTGGCGTTTGATTGCTTTATGCAAGTAGCTGAATACCATGTGCCTAAATTAGCTAGAACAGAGCATACAAGCCCTGAAGAACAGCCAATTAAAGTAATTCACGAACACAAATTCCTTGATTGAAGTAGTCAAAAAATATGAGTACCCTTACAAGGCTAGGGATGCTTTCTTAGACTTTCACAAGCGTGACCAACGCTGGGCTGTGCTGGTTTGTCACCGAAGGGCAGGTAAAACGGTAGCTACAATTGCAGATACTATTCGCAGGGCTATTATGGAAAAAAAAGAAAACGCCCGATATGCTTATATTGCCCCATACTATGCACAAGCTAAAAACATTGCATGGGATTATTTGCTTAAGTTTGCAGAGCCAGCTATTGTTAAAGCCAATCAATCAGAATTATGGGTAGAACTGGTAAATGGGGCGAAGATTAGGTTATTTGGTGCTGACAACCCTGATGCTTTACGGGGTCTTTACTTAGATGGAGTGGTTTTAGACGAATATGCGGATATGAAACCCCGACTTTGGGGTGAAATTGTTAGGCCACTATTGACGGATAGACAAGGTTGGGCTACATTTATTGGTACGCCAAAGGGACATAACAGCTTTTATGACATTTACAACGAAGCCCAAAAGAACCCCAATTGGTATGTAAAGACGCTTAGGGCTGACCAATCAGGATTATTGCCTGATGCCGAATTACAAGATGCCCAGCAGTCTATGTCTGCTAACCAATACGAACAAGAGTTTCTTTGTTCATTTGAAGCTGCCATTCTTGGGGCGTATTACGGTCAAGAAATGCGTAGGCTTACTGACCTTGAACGCATTACTACGGTGGACTATGACCCTATGTTTCCCTGCCATACCGCTTGGGATTTGGGTTTTAATGACAGCACGGCTATATGGTGGTTTCAAGTTGTTTACGGTGAAATACGGGTACTAGATCACCACTCATCTAACGGTCAAGCTATCCCTTATTACACGGGTTTATTGGCACAAAAAGAAGATGAATTTGGATACAAATATGGCTATCATTACCTGCCGCATGACGCTAGAGCAAAAACACTAGCGAGTGGCGGTAAGAGCATAATCGAACAAATTTCTGCAAAAATTGACATAAAACATCTAAAAATCGTTCCAAATCTGTCAATTCAAGACGGAATACAGGCAACACGACTTGCATTAACTCGTGCTTGGTTCGATAATAGATGCGAAGAAGGAATTGAATGTTTGCGTCAATATCAAAGAGAATGGAATGATGATAAAAAATGTTTTAATGATCGCCCTAAACACGATTTCACAAGCCATTCAGCAGATGCGTTCCGTTACCTCAGCATTGTTTGGAAAGATGAGGACACACCTATCCTCAAAGATACAAGGATTAAAGGACTTCATGTCGGTCAAACGGATGTAACTTTGAACGAAATGTGGAAAGAAACCCCCAAAATAGTTAATCGCAGGATATAGACATGGATCATACATACGAAGATTGGTACAACTGCATCGTTCAGTACGAGCGTACATTTAAAGAATGGGAAGGTCGAGCCGATAAAATCGTAAAGCGTTACCGTGATGATTCACGCAGTAGAAATAACCCTAATGCCAAGTTTAATATTCTTTGGTCTAATGTTCAGACCATCACCCCAGCGGTATTTGCTAGACTTCCTCGCCCTGATGTAAGCCGTAGATTCCGTGATAACGACCCTATTGGGCGTGTAGCTTCTATGATGCTAGAACGGGCATTAGAGTACGAAATTGAGCATTATGGTGATTATGCCAGCGCAATGAAGCAGTCTGTTCAAGACCGTTTATTGGGTGGTCGTGGTACAGCTTGGGTTCGTTATGAGCCACATATTGTTGGTGAAGAAGGTGGTGAAGGTGAAGGCGCACCTGATGATGGCTTTCAGATTACTGAAGATATTGACGAAGCGGAAACCGAAGGCGGCATTTATAAAGAGAACCAAGAACGCATTGAGTACGAGTGCGCTCCAGTAGATTATGTCCATTGGCGTGACTTCGGTTTGACCGTTGCCCGTACTTGGGAAGAAGTTACCGCAGTATGGCGTAAGGTTTACATGGGCCGCCCAGCATTGGTTGAACGCTTTGGCGAAGAACTAGGTGGCAAGATTCCATTAGATACTAAGCCTGAAACATCCAAATCATTTAATGAAAAGATGGGTGAAGGGGCTAAAGAAGCTTGTATTTATGAGATTTGGGACAAGACCACAGGTGAAGTCATTTGGTTATCCAAATCAATGGGCAAAATCCTTGACACTCGTGCCGACCCATTACAGCTTGAAAACTTTTGGCCTTGCCCAAAACCAATGTTTTCTACCCTTACAACAGACAGCCTGATCCCTGTTCCTGACTTTGTTCTTTACCAAGATCAAGCTAGACAGCTAGACACGCTGGCAGACCGCATTGATGGATTTATCCAAGCACTTAAAGTTCGGGGCGTATATGACGCTTCTGAGCCATCCCTTGCCCGTCTATTCTCTGAAGGCGAGAACAATGCTTTGTTGCCAGTTAAGAATTACGGTGCATTTAGCGAAAAGGGTGGATTGCAAGGGGCTATTAACCTTGTAGACATTAAGCCAATTGCTGAAGGCTTAAACATGGCTTATCAAGCTATGGAACAAGTTAAGGGTCAAATCTACGAAATTATGGGTATCGCTGATATTCAGCGTGGACAAACTGACCCTAATGAAACTCTTGGCGCACAGATTATCAAGTCAAACAACGCTTCAGGGCGTTTAAAGACTATGCAGCACGATGTAGTGAACTTTGCTACAGCCTTATTGCAGATAAAAGCACAGATTATTTGCCAGCATTTTACCGATGACACTATCGTTAAGATTAGCGGTGCAATGCAATTATCCCCACAAGATCAAGCATTTATACCGCAAGCATTGCAACTTTTGAAAGACGAACCTGCTAAAAACTTCCGTATTGAAGTGACTACAGATTCCATGATTTACCAAGACGAACAGCAAGAAAAAGCTGACCGTATGGAATTTTTAAGTGCAGTAAGCGGATTCTTAAGTCAGGCTTTACCTGCCGCACAATCTACGCCTGAATTAACTCCAATGCTAGTAGAAATGCTTAAATTTGGCGTAACAGCGTTTAAAGCTGGCAAAGGTCTTGAAGGTCTTATTGATGAAACTGCTGATAAGTTCCGCCAGCAAGCTAAAGCAATGGAAGGTCAGCCTAAACCACCTACACCTGAAATGCAGAAGTTACAGATGCAAGCGCAAATGGAGCAAGCTAAGATGCAAGCCCAAGCACAGGCTAAACAAGCTGAAATGCAAATGAGTATGCAGCTTGAACAGCAAAAGATGCAGATGCAGATGGAACTTGAAAAGGCTAAACAAGAGTACCAAGCCCAAGAAAATCAGCTTAAATTCCAGCTTGAAGAACAGCGTAATATGATGGATCGTGAGATGGAGATGAAGGTTGCTCAGATGAAGATGAATACTGAACGCAATACCCAAGTCCTGCTTGCCCATATCAATAATGGCGCAAAGATTGAAGTGGCTAGGATTGGTGCTGATGAATCTAGTGGTGAACAAGCTTATTTCACAGAAGAAGATATGGCAAGATCAATGGAACACCCATTACAACCTATTGCAACCGCAATCGACCAAAGTAATCAAACAATTACGAATACTTTAGCCGCTTTACTTGATAAAATTAACCAACCCAAACAAGTCATTCGTGACGAAAATGGAAAAATCATAGGAGTAACAAATGGCCAGTAACTTAAAATATTCAAACGGAACTCGTGATGCACAGCAAAATGGCTTAATTAGCTATGCTAGTAC